TTATTCATTTTCTACCACCGTTACATCAATAATTAAAACAAATTCACCGCCCACGAGTGTTCGCACTTTGCCGTTTTTATCAATACATTGTAAGTCGTAAGGCGCTGATTCCCACTTGACTGATTCGGTTTTGCCGTGTGGCACGTTAACAATAATTAAGTTATTCTCGACCACAATTTCGCCTGTAGTAGATGATAATTTAATTACTTCACCACGCTTAGGCTTGATATGTAAATCAAGTCTACACTCGGTAAAATCTACCGCACTTTGTTGTTCGGTATCTTCGACGACCTCAAAAACAAAACCGTCGTCATCTCCACGAACCATTTCTAGATTAATTTGCTCCATATTTACTCCAATAAAAAACCGCACGATGATTTCTCAAAGTGCGGTTAGTTTTAGTTAAAGCCAATTAGATTACGATTTGACCATTTTCTTTTAGATAAGCATAAATCCGCTCTAATTCAATCTGCTCTGTCGTTTTGCCGATATCATCTTTAGTTAATGGTTTGCTCATTAGCTCTTTAGCTGCTACAGCATCAATCCATTTATACTCAGAGATAATAGGCGTAAAGTTAGTCACAGATCCGTCACTATCCTCACCAGTGCCTAATACATACTTAGCATTGATTGAGCCGTCCTCTTGTTTTGAGTACGTGGCAATAGCTGAGTACATTGGGTTTAAGATTTTGTTAAATGTTGTCATTTGATTGCTCCATTATTGAGACATTGTTGTTGTGTTTGATATTGCGTACGCTGCAATACAGATTTTTGGGGCTCCACCGCTAATATCGAAAAACTCTGGCGGCGGGTTTTCATCGTGGTGCGTATATAAATACCTGAGCGATTGATTAGCCTCAACCGTAAATGTTTTGTGTGAATTAACGATGAAGAAAATTCGCTTGACCGGTACGGCTGATATATTTATCAACGATTGATAAAAACTAATAGTTTTATAAACCCTAGCAATAAACACCTCGCACAAATTGCCACCAATCAACTGATTAACCTCTAACGTGCCACTAAATTTACCAGTTACACCCTCTAGTCTAGCGCCTTTTATCGTACCACCGTTGATATTTGTACCGTTTATTGTGGTACCTGTAATCGTGCCACCTGAAATATTATTACCGTTGATATTGTTACCATAGATATTAGTCCCTGTAATATCACCAGCATTAATTCGACCGATATTAGAGCTAATGGCGGATAAGCTGGTTACATTTAACTTATCCGCAGTAAGTGACCGTGTAGCAATATGAGTTGCTCCGATGCTACCTGCTGCAACGTGTTTAGCTGCTACTGCACCAGTTGCAATCTCATTGGCCGTAATGCTATCAGCCGCCAGTTGTTGAGTGGTGATTGATTTGGTAACAATCGAGCCGCCATGAATAGCTGTTACACCTGCGTTTTGCCAAGGACTAGGTTGAGTTGTGTATTCAGTACACTCTTCGAGCATTGGATTAGCTGTGTAGAAATCGGCATAAGTTTTATTTTTAGCGTATCGATTAATTCGCAGTAAAATTAAAATCTTACCAGTATCCGGTGCCTTAAACTTAACCCAAATCCGTCTTGCGTTTTGACTTAACCCCTTGGCGAACTCGCTTGATGGTGCGCTGATAAAATTAGCTGGTTTATTATGGATATCATCTTGCCCTGCTGTTGGAGTTTGAGCTACAACGCCTTGGTATTGGTTTTCATCAGCATTATATTTTTCTACAACAAGCGAACCTGCACAATGGAAACCACCAACATAAACGCTTGCGATATACCATTTGTTCGCTACTACATTTACAAACTGCCGACAGACATCAACCCAAGATCCACGTTCGGCAAGTGTGTTGAACTGTGCTTGCGTACCACTAATTGTGATTAGCCTCCATGCCTCCGTTTGCTCGCCTTTCGGGTAGTAGTCGCTCTTGCTGTATGTTCGACTAACTGCGTTTGTGGTTGGGCAATTGCTCCAATCTCCGCCTTTCGCATTAAAATCACGCCAACCATAAGCGTTGTTAGCGAAAATCGGGTTATAAAGCAGATTTCCACCAAGCCCGATAGCCATTTTGTCAGCGGTAATCTGCCCTGCCGCCATATGCTCGGCTCGCACAGCTCCAGCCTGTAACGCACCCGCTCCGATTGTATTTGCACCAATCTGATCGGCTTGCAAGGTGCCGACTAATTGAGTTGTCTTAATCTGGACTCCGTTTATATCAATTCCATTTTCAAGGTATCTACTACCGTTCCAGGTGTAAAGTTTACCGTCTGCGGTGTTGTAAACTTGTTTATGACCTTGATATTCGCCAGTATTTAAACCGTTAACCGTCTTGATTAAGTCAAGGTTTCTAGCGGGCAATGCAGTATCAAATACTTCATTGATGATGTTTTGAGAGAGTTTTTTGTTTAAAACCTCTAACTCTGCATCAATATCTACCGCACTTTCGCCACGCAATCCGCTTTGTTGGCTAAATGGCCCAACGTTTACGCCTCGAGTATGTCTTAACCAGTAGTATCTAACCTGTTTAGCCCCGACTTCGTGCGAGTACATCTTAGCGGTAACTCTTGTTAGGCGTGTAGCGGTTTTAATATCGTCAGTTTCACTAACAAAAATCTCTGTTGCAGTGGCATCATTAACCCAATCCCATTCGATTGTAATATTGCCTAATCCACCTGTTACTCTTACGCCTGTTGGTGCTGGCGGTTTATCGATAACAAAGGTTTGTGTTCTTTCGCTTAAGACCTGCCCTTTCTCGTTCTTAACTTGGATTAAAACTGAGTATTCGCCATTTTCTAAACCGTCCAGATTAAGATTTGGTGATGTTTGACCTAATCGGATATCGTATAATGCACCGTCTTTATAGATGCGAAAATCATACTTAATAACACCGTTGCCACCTGTTACATCGCCAGCAAACGAAACACTGCCATTAGGATTAACCGTTACCCCGATATTGCTCACCTGTGGAACAGTAAGGATTGATGTTGCTTTAGGTTCGAACTTCGCCCCGTTATCAACAATCGCCTCTTTCTGCGGTTCGTGCTGCAAGGCTGTAATGGTATATTTGCTTTTAGTTTCTTCCTTGACGGATAAGGCTTTAAACAACTGACTTGTTACTTGTTGAGTAGATAACGACCATACACCGTAAGCCTCTAATCCAATAGGCTCTTGGTCTAAAGTAACTTCTGCACCTTTTACAGATGTAATCTTAATATCTTGGTGTTTCGCTTGTCCGTTGATATAACTAAAGTAACTATTGCCATTAACTGAGATTTCTCGGTCTAAAGTAACTTTTTTACCGTTTACCGCTAAAACTCGGCCGCCAACATTGGTACCTGCGTAATACGTGTCAGCGACTTTGATAATGTCGCCTGGCACGTGCATTAAGCCCTCTGCACCAACTACAAAACTAATGGTTTTAGTCTCCAGTTTCTCAGTTTGTAACAGCCATAAACCTGTTCGGTGTGCTTGACCTCGAGAGGTGCAACCAAAGGCTGTGATTTTCTTAACGTTTAAGCCATTTCTGCGGATAGATTCATCGTCAGAAACGTACTCAATCGCCTTTTCATAACCGTTATCTTTGTCTGCGTATTCGACTTGGATAGCATTGTGACGGGCTTTCTTGGCCGAAAAAGTATAATTAAACTCGCCTTTCTCTACGTTTGCGTTAGTGTATGTCCAGACTGGATCTGACGGTCTATCCATTACAACTGTTAGCTGTTGACCGTTCCAGACTGGCATCGCTCTAAAGATTGAGCAAATATCATTAATCACATCATACGCAGAGCGTTGTTCTGTTAGCCAAGCATTACAAGTAAATCTTGGCTCTTGTCCACCGAAACCATCAGGGACTAATTGGTCACAATATTTGGAGACTTGATATAAAGTCCATTTATCAGCTCCAAACTCGCCTAATCTATTGCCTAATCCGTAACGTTTGCTTGTGACAACGTCATATAAAATCCAAGCTGGATTATCTGTCCAGTCTGTTTTAAAAGTACCGTCCCACGTTCCAGTATATTTTCTGGTGCGTGTATCGTAGTTGCTCGGCACTTTTACTCTTAAACCTAATAAGTCATAGGTGCGAGCAGGGATATTGCTAAAATACTCAGAGTCAAACTTAACCCCGATTAAGGCTGTGTTTGGATAAGTAAACTCTGTGTCTATAATCTCGGTGTAGCTTGACCAAACGGTATTATTTTGTAGTCTTTGAGATTTGCTATCCTCTGCCACTCGTTCCACTTTTACAGTAAATGGAACTGGAGGTAGATTGTCAAAAGTGTGTTGCTGTAAATATTGAGAGCTATATTTACCGCTGATTGATACAGGATAAGATTGAGAGCCGATAGTAATAACAAGCTCTACTGTTGTTCCGTTTGTGTCGCCATTTTCAGCTTGACTAAAGAGCGACTGGACACCAATAGTTAAACGTAGTCGAGATACCTTGCTATCTGTAACAGTGCGTGTGATCGGTAGATTCTTTCTAACTTGCGTTCCAACGCTTACCTCTTTCTCGGAGGTGTTAAAACCAGCAATTACATCTTGAACTTGGCTACCTACTCGCCCCTCTAATTGGACGTTGTTAAAATTATAGGAGCCGTCTTTGTTTTGGACTGGTGTATTGTCAAAATAGACGGACTTCATTCCATCAGCCAGTCCCTCAACTTCGCCCTCAGAAATAACTTCAACAATTTTGACGAGTTGCTTACTTCGACTGGTCTCTTTAGCCTCAACAGGCGTATGACCGCCGCTGCCACCTTTACCCATTGCTAACTCCTATTTCTAAATCTTGGTACTATCTTGCCTTTCTTCTCTTCTGGTGGTTGTCGCTCAATATCCATCGTCTCAACACCTTGAGAGATAATCAGTGAGCCAACTCTAATCCGTCCATAAGCGAGAGGCATTGGACGACCTTGAGCGGCCATATTCGAGAGATTTGAAAAGCTGGTTGATTGTTTCCTTTCGGCATCTTTACCAGTTGACATTGATGGCATCTTTGTGAGCATTTGAGCTACACCACCAGCCATTAAACCGATGCCACCAGCGATTAACGCTGCACTACCAGCCCAAGAAGTAAATGCGCCAACCACAACCATCACCGCACCAACAATCGTTTGAAATAAGCCTGCCTTTTTCGATCCTTTTAAAACTGGCGTGAAGTGAACCGTTGAATTATCTTTTAAATGTTGGTTTAACCCTTGCTCAAGATAGCGATTGTCTAAATACTCTTGCCCAACTCTCACGGTAAATAAGCCTTGTTGGATAAACTGTCTGAGCTTTGGGATTTGACTTGTGAGAGCTTGAACGACTTCGGCGGGCGTTTTGCAATCTAGCCTAAATTTAGTTCCAAACTGTTTAAGGGAACCATAAAATCTAACGTTGACCATTCTCTGTATCTCCAAATGCTGTGCGTGTGCTTAAGCCAGTAACCATCGTACAAATCTCGCTTAGATAATCGTTTTGGTGCGTGGTGTAATACCATTTGTTCGCCTACATAAATAGCCGCATGGTTCGGCACGTTTGCCCCTACGCTAATCAAAATCACATCACCAACTTGAGGCTCTTTAACTTGCTCAAACCCGTACTTTTCCATATTGTCTAAGTAGAGATTTAAACCCTCTTCCCACCAGTAATCAGGACGTTCAAAATCAGGTAATTCACAGCCTGACAAGCGGTAAAAATCTCTAAATAGCGCGTAACAGTCCATTTCACCGTGCTTGAATTCACGACCGATTAAAAAGGGGATTTTGGGGAAAACATGAATTTGCTCATCACAAACCAACCAAAAATCTAATTGACTGTAGAGCTGAGTTTGCAAGTCTGATTGAGAAAGTTTTGGCTCACCTTGTGGGTGTGAGTGAACCAATGCCACAATCTCGCCTTTCTCTGATGCGTTGATGTAATCTTCTGGCGTAATCTCAAAATGATTTTCCTTATCTTCCGCCACGTTTTCGCAAGGTATAAAGACTTTTTCACCGCCTACTAAAACAACAAAACCACAGCTTTCCTGTGGTTCTTTTGATTTTGAGTAACGGATTATTTCATTGTGTAGTTTCCCGTCCATTTCCTACCCCAATTTATCAACGCTAACAAATCCGCCATAATTGTGTGTGTTGTTTCTTAGCTTGCAGCCAGTCAATAAACCACTGCACTTATCCTTTTTCGGGTCGTTTGTCGGTTGATCTTTCTCGTCTGCCACTGCCTTGCCCGTATAACCACATTCAACACTTCGGTATAACCAACTACAGGTCGTTGTAATCATTCTTGCGCCAATTAATGCGCTATCCGTTTCTGACGGTAAGGCTAGAGTAAATTGAGCGATATTTCGATTGAGCGAAGATAATTGCTCAATTACGAAATAACTTAATACTTCCTGTGATGGGTCTGCTTGTTTGTTTCCATCAACGAAATTGACCGCATCGAGATAGTGCATATAGACTAATCTTCGTCTAACTACACCGCCTAAACACTGCTCAAAACGATTACAAAGTGCGGTAATAAATCCACCGACATTCCCTAGTGTTAATGTCGGTCGGTTGCTTGGGCCACCGCCTGACATTTCAAAACCATCTGCTTTTACAGCAAATGGCTCATAAGTCTTGCCTTGCCATACGATGGATTGTGATTTTTCATTTTTACCGGCATAAAAACGATATAGCTCACCGCTTATACCGTCCGCATCTTTCAATCCTCGCAAATCCACCTCAAACAGCTCAATCAGTGCATTTTGCTCTAATTTGGCAAGGTCTAATTTGAATTTGTTGCTAATTAGTTGTGGCATATTTGCTCCAATAAAAAACCGCACCTAAAAAGATGCGGTTGTCTTATATGATTATTTATTATTGGTAGATAGATGTGTCAAGCTGCTTAAACTTACCATCTTTGAATTTATTAACATCTTCAATTATGCGTTTAACATTTTTAACATCAAAAGTTACGCTTTGAATTAAGCACGGTGCGCTTTCTGGCGAGGTAAAGCATACATCTAACAAGTTAGAATATTTATTGCCAGAATGAAAGGTGTAAACAGAATAACCGTTAACCGTTTTCACTCTTGCTATCTCTTTTGTAAACTGGTCGCCTCTACTTTTAGCTTTGTCGTTCCAATCTATGAATTTATTTAACGCGGCTAAATGCTCATTCACAGAGCCGCTTGCTATCGTATAATTGGCTTTTTCTCGATTTCCAAACTTGTCGCTCTTATATGTTTCAACTTGATAAACTAAAGCTTGGGAACCATCTGAGAAATCCAGTAACATAGCAGTAGTTAGCATTGGAAGATAATCAGATGCAACAGAATTATAAACAGTTCCTTCAACAGGTGAGTTTAGCTTTGTTATCTTGTCGGCAGTTTGGCAGGCAGTTAAAACAAATCCGCAGAAGAGAAGAGTAATTATTTTTCTCATAATTGATTCCTTATTAACAATCTAAAAAAGATAAAGTGAAATTGTAATTCACTCTATCTTTTAATTTTGTGACAAGGCTCACAAATTAGTTAAAAACTTGCTTAAATTGTAGAGAATATTCAATATAAGGACCGTTATCAACCCTGGACCATTCCGAGCAGAGAATTAATATTCTCTCTGCTTTGCCAGGAGGAATCCACTCAAATGATTTATATCCACCATGCCGCGCAAGGAATGAATCAAGAGATTTAATCATCTCTCTTTCCCTGACTTTGTGATAGCGAATTGTGGCGGTAGTTGATAATGGTAAAGAGTTAAGCGCTCTTGGTCTGCGTTGCTGATAACCGTCACCAAATTCAATAATATCTACTTCTGGCTTATAGTCTAACTGCATTCCCCACTGAACTTTGAAATTAAATAACTCTTTCATTTGTTTACCTCAACATTCCACCACTTCTAGATTCAGTTCTAAGCACATCATAAACTTGCGCTCTGGTTAATCTAGCAATTTTCTCAGCTAATGCCGGATCGCTATCACCATCTCCAAAGTTATTTGTCTGGTTAATGACAACCGTCTTATTGCTTGAACCACCTAAAGCTTTATTTAAGTTTGAATTGCTTGTAATCTGTCCGCTTGCTCCAGGTGTAAACAACTCAGGGCCTTTCTCACCAACAAGATACGTTCTACCGCCGCCAACATAACCACCGCTAGCGCGAGCGCCTGAGATAGTAACGCTTTTAAGTTGGTTAAGCACTGCCGCACCTTGACTTGCAACCGCTGCCATATTGGCAAATTTCTGTGCCGGTGTAATCGCTGTCGGGTCGTTCATCGCTTTCATTACTGCCGCGTGTAAGTTGATCAGAGATTCGGCAATTTGGAATGATTTAGATATAGCGAAAAGCGTTCTATACGCAGCAGACTGTTTACCGCCTGCCGATTCAGCTAAACCAGCTAATCCATCAAATAATGATGCAGCAATGTTCAGTTGTGTCGTCATCGCTTGTCTGTCTAAATCCTCTTTACGCTTCCGATACTGATCTTCTATTAATGCTTTAGCCTCTTCGAACTGTTGGACATTGATAAGTTGCTGCTCATACAGTTCTTGTGCCTTAACTAGCTGATCTTCTCGAGTAATATCGCTTTGGACATACGGATCATTACCTGAACCACGAATATCATTAAAAAATGACCGCACTTTATCAGCTCTGTCCTTATCTTCTTTAATCTCTTTCGCTTTCTGTTTTTCTAAAGCTTGATCGTATGCTTGAGCCTCTAGCTCCAGATAATGCTTTCTCAACTCTAACGCACTACTAAAACCGCGCTCTTTGGCATCTTTCTCGGATATAGCCATTCCATTGATTTTGGTTATGCGTTGTTGATGCTGCAACTCTAACTTTTGCATTTCATTAGCATATTGCATATCCAAAGACGCAACATCACTCGTTTTACTACCTGAGCCATGTTTAGACTTAATGGACGCTTTCTTGTTCTCTCCTTTGCTTATTGCGGCAAGTTGCTCATTGTAGTTTTGTTCGAGTTTATCAAGTTCTGAGTTTCTTAATTGATCAATTGTTTCAAAACCACGTTTTTTAATTTCAACTTCGCTTAGAACAAGATTTTGTATCGCTTTCTTGTCTTTTTCATGTTGCTCTGTTAGCTTTTGTTGTCGAGATTTTAGTTTATCTTCAATCTTTTCGAGTTGAGCCTTACCGGCTTTCTCTTTTTCTTCTTTCTCCGCTTTCTTGCGATTAGCTTCTGCGGCATCCGCATCAGCCTTTTGTTTATCCTGTTCTTCTTTTAGTTTTGCACGAGCCTTATCTAGGTTAGCTTGCTGTTGGTCCATTTGCTCACGCATCGCAGCCAAGACTTCATCGCTACCATCAAAAGCCCCAGATTCAAACTGTTGTTCTAGAGACTTTTTGGATTTCTCTAGGATAGATATTTCATTCTCTAAGTTTTTAACATGGGTAGCGGTATCAACCCCTTTCATTGCTTTGGTTAATTTGATAAAAGATGTCGAAAGACTATCTACCACATCTTTGAAAAACTTAGTAATACCTGTTGTTTCGGCAAACTGTTCTTTTAGCTCATCTGTTGCCTGCCCTAGTGTATCTAGAGCACCAGATAATGTGCCACTCGCAGAAGATTCACCAGTGCCGCTGACACGCTCTTGTAGCGCCTTAAATATAATTTCTTGCGCCTTAGCTTTATCACCAGTTTCAACAAACGAATTGATTAAATCCTGCTGTTCAGAAGTGAGCTCTATGCCTTTTCTTTTCAGGATAGATATTGCATCGGCTGGACTTTCCAACGCACGCCCAAGGTTTCTAGCCTCGCTTGAAATATCAGTACCAAATGTCTCAGCTAAATCTTGTGATAGTTTAATCGCCTCTTTAAATGATTCTCCAGTAACGCTTTTAAATGTCATCATTACTGACATTGCTTGGCGAACACCATCGGTGCTGGCAAGCGTATTCATCGCAACAGATCGAGCAAATTTATCCAGCTCAGAAGATGAAAAACCAACGGCCGCGCCAGTCGCCCTTAATTGAGCCTCTGTCCTCGCCATATAGCGCTCTGTTTCTTCAAAAATCTTTATACCGTCGCCTAAAGAACCAACGAAAGAAACTACTGCACCAGTGGCAGCTAATGCCGCTGTAGCTAACCCACCAATCGCAATTTTAGTGAGATTAATACCGCCATGGGTTTTACCAAAACCATCTAGAGATTTTTTAGCCTTGTTAATTTCTTCTGTAAACTTGGCTGTCTCTGCCTCGAGTTTTATTTTTAAATTGCTAATCTGATCCAATTCTCAACACTCCTGAATTTGCAGCAGAAGCCTCCATCATTTCCTCATCCGTCATTTCTTTTGGCGGCTCATCAGAATTAAAGATAGAAAAATCCCTAGCGGTTACAACCTGTTTTGCGGCTGCGCAGTTATAGACCGAACTTGTGATTATTCCGTAGCCATAATCAAGCATTTCCAGCGTGAATGGTCGCGCCCCGAAATATTTATACCAAGAAAAATACTCCGCAAGGGACATCTCACGGAGCATTCTTCGGTAGTCTGCACGCTTAAATTCGTGCGCAAGTTTTAAAACAAAATCAAGTTCGGCCTCTAGACGTTTTTTACTTCGTCATCCGCACTCTCAGTTTCTTTACGCCCCTCAGATTTAGGGAAGTTACACACATTTTGAACAGCCTCTAAGACCAAATAAAAGTCGCTATTGGTAAGCGTTGTTAATACTTCTTTTTGCAACTCTTCAATAGTTTTATCTGTCTGAGAATGTGACAATGAAAAAGCGATTAATCTTGCATGAGCCAATAAGTTATTTCTTGTCATTTGGTTCAGTTTTGCATTAATTTCCTTTTCTGTATCTTCCGTTTTGATCGGTTCGGGTTTTTCCAGGGAATTCATATACTCGATATATTCGAGATAATCTAAAGCAGATAACGCCGATAACTGAAGAACTTGCCCACTAACTTCAAACTTGATTTGTTTTAACATAATTAATCACCTGCTTGATTTGTTTCAGCTAATAACGGTTTACCAACATTGGTTAGCTTGATTGTACGAGTCATTGTCTCATTTTGTGGGACAGCTTTACCTAAAGACGAAACCCAAGCAAAATAAACATCTCGCGTACCGTTTGGATATACAACTAGGTAAAATTTCTTCTTACCGCTATCAAAGTCTGTAACGATAGCTTGTTGAGCAGTATCCCCTGGCAACCATGCAAGAGTGATTGATGTTTCACCTGCTGATTTAGCACCTTGGCTTGTTGATTTCCATTCTGCGTTTGGATCGTCTAAGTAGTTGTCTTCATAGCTTTCCGCAGTAACTTCACCAGGTGATAACTCTTTAATTTTTGCAATACGTTCCCAGTTTTCGGCTTTTTTAATTTCTGCCGCTGAAATTGTTCCACCTTGAATAGCAGTGGTTTCTTTCTCATCTTTTAAACGAAAAAACTGCGTACCTGCGCCTTTCATTGGTGTTGTGTCTTTTTTAGCCATTATCTACCTCGTATGTAATAGCGTATTGCAAGTCAGCGGCTATCCAAGTCGCCATTTGGTCGTCTTGCTCATAGTCAAATGCCGTAAATGCAATGTTTTCTGTTAGTGTGGTTAAAGAGGATTCAACAATGCCCGATTCGTAGATTTCTTGGGTTAATTTATCCAAGTCATCTTCACGGGCGGCGGACTTCATAAAGCAGGCGACATGGAGCGTTGCCTGCATTGTGCCGTCTAAATATCCGGTAGGAGATACGCCACTAACAAACACCGCAACGGCGGGGCTTTGGCTCTCAATATCGGTAAATGACGGCTTGCCATTGCTAAACTCTTTAACTTTTGGGAGGTGCGGTCGTAATGCGTCAATGACCGCCTGTCTTATCTTGGAGTGGATTTTCATTTTTTAACCACTATTTGGATTTGTCGGATTAGTTGAGTGCGTAATTCCTGCGGCATATCCTTTTCATAAGCCCTTTTCACTTCGGCATTAAATGATTCGGTGAGCGGGGTTTTGAGTGGGATTTTGACTACATCGATTGGGTAGCGATCTTTACCTTGCCGTTGTAATACTTGCACTCGTCCGTTTTTAAGTTTTTGGATAAATGCTCGAGGATAAAGACGATTCCCGACCTTTAACTGACCTTTATTTTCACCGCGGCGCACGAATCGCCCTCCGCCCGTTACTAAACGGATAACCGGTAGATTGCCGCGATTCACACGGATAAATGCGCTAAGTCGTCTTGGCTTAGCTCTCTCAAGTTTCGCACGACCTTTAATAAGTCGTTTTGGTACATCAACCTTTTTTGATGTCTCAATCACAGATCTAACCATCACTTTAGCAGCAATGTTATTAATCGTGCGTGCCATGGCTTGAGGTACTGCTTTTTTATCAATGTCGGATAAGGCTTTCTTGGCTTTTTCGATGTCGTCATTAATTGCCATCAGTAACTTGCATCCTCCTCTAACTGGAGCATGATTGTGCCGCTGTTAAACGTAAACCCAGTAACAACATAATCAACGCCATTAATGGTTGTTTTATCCCCTTTTTTAGGCTTGTAACCGGAGGATTTAAACATTGTCAACGTACGGTAAACACCATTCATCGGCTCCATTTCTTTTGGCGTCTCATCAAGCACCGCCTTGTATTTATTACCGCCGATAACATAGACGGACATCATCACGTCAGTAATGACTTTGTCCGCCCGTGCGAGTGCGTCATCAAACGGACTAAGCGTTGATTTTGACATCTACAGTGTCCACGGTTGCACCGCTTGCGCGCCACGCAACGCCTAAGCGCTTGTTGCTACCAGCGGTAATCGTTGCACCTTCAGTTGCTGACCAGTAAACGATCGCACCTTGTTTAATGTCATCTGCCGCTTTTGCTTTAACGGTAAATACACCAGTAGTTAAGCCAACGCCTGCACCGCCTTGAGCAACATCATTTTCTGCAACAACTGCAAGATTTTCGATCATTGCAACATCACCGCTCTTCATGGCAGCGGTCGCGGTAAAGCGTACTGTATTGCCATCTTGTACGTAATTTTTAGCCATACTTAATTAATCCTATGATTTATTTAATAAAAAACCGCACTTCGATTAAAAGTGCGGTCGTTATTTATTGTACGTTAAGTTACTTATTGGTAACTTTTACAATGCCGCGATAGTCAATCACGTTCACGCCAGCATCAATGCGTACTTTGGTAGATACACCATCAACAGTAAAGCCGTTTTGTTGCTCAATGTATGGCGTGTCAATGCCGTCAAGATAGGAGACCTCAATAGCCTCTTTGTTGATTAAGTACCAAGATTTTTCATCTGCTGCCTGTAAGCGAGCGGATTTGACTGGAGTTACAATGTCGCGTAATGGATTGATGATACCAGAGTTAGCGTCAGCACCCTCAACACTTGCGGACTTAATTAATTGTAAGCCACGGGTGTACATGGAGGTAGGCAACAACATAAACTCAGGCTCAATCGCCAACGGCTCGCCGCGCGCATTAACAAAGCCATTCATTAACTGGATACCTTTGTCAATGTTGGCAAGGTCTAACACTGCATTAGTGATTGTATTTTTGTGAGATGCATCAAATAATGCTTTACCATCTTGTGCTTTAGCGTTACCAGTTAATAACGCAAACACTAACTTAGCGATTGTTGCACGTGCCGCTTGTCCCATTTTTTCAGGGATTTTTGTCAACAGGTGCATGTCGTCATTAAGGATTGCTTGACGGGTAATTGTAAATAATTGACCGTAAGTCGCTAATGCAACGCTGGCGCCCTCATCACCGATTGTGCCGTAGGTGTACTCTTCGCCCTCGCCAACTTGAGGTAAGTGTCCAAAGTCACCTAAACCAACGCGTTTAGCCGCGCGGAAGTCGGTTAATGTGCCACGAGAGGTAAACTGATCGAAGTTTTCTGCTGCGGTTTCCCAGCCCTTGAGTAATGATTTGTGCGCCACATCAATTAAGATTTGGCCAAAGTCAGAGCTTGAGTGTGTAAATGCTAAGCCGACCATGCTCATAGCATTTTGACCAGATACACTAACGCCGCGATCAACCAATGACGCACGGGCAAGCTCACGTAAGGTCATTGCGTTGTAGGCATTGTCTTTGGCATTCGCTTTATCTTTATCGATGCCTGCACGAGCCAATAAGGATTGTTTCACGCTATCGCCAACAATATTACCGTTATCAGCATAAGGTGTTACTGCTGCGCTTGGCGTTGTATTTGCACCAAGTTTTGCTAATAATTTGTCTTTGGCTTGCTCTGCGGTAATTGATAAATCACCCAAGCACTCAACCAATAAAGCATCGTGAGCTGAGCCAAACGGTGCGAATACTGCTTTAATATCTGCATTGCGTTTGTTTAACTCGGCCTGTACTTGAGCTGTATTATCCACTGGCACAGTTGATGATTGATTAACTGGTGCTGTTGGTGCAGGAGTTGGTGTTGTTTGTGGTGCGGCAGTGCCCGCGTTGCCTTGTGGCTTAAACAACATGTCTTTTATTGCTTTTGGCATATTTTCAAAGTCCTCTAATTTTCGTGATTTAATAGACGCCATCGCCACAAGTGGTTCGGCTAGTTTGTCTGCAAAGCCTTGTTCAACACATTCTTTACCGTTGAGCCAAGTTTCTGCAGATAGCATTTCTGCTAATTCTTCAGGTGTTTTTCCTGTCTTATTTGCGTAAGCAGGGATTAGCGTATTTTCGACCTTATCTAATAGGTCGGCATACTTGCGCATATCTTCTGCATCGCCCCCTTGGATACCCCAAGGTTTGTGGATCATCATCATTGCGTTTTCGGGCATGATGACCTCATTACCCGCCATCGCAATAACGCTCGCCATACTTGCCGCCAATCCATCAATATAAACGGTGATATTTGCAGGGTGATTTTTTAACAAGTTATAAATCGCGATCCCATCAAAAACATCACCACCTGGTGAGTGGATGTGTAGGTTAATCTGTTTTAAGTTATTGCCGCAGGATTTTAAATCTTGCGCAAAACTCGCCGCAGACACACCCCAAAATCCGATCTCATCGTAAATTGAGATTTCTGCCGTATCGTTGGCTTTGGCTTTGATTGAGTACCAAGACTGGTTATTCGTCTTTGTCACGTTCGCTGCCATCGCTATTGGCGACAGAATCATCTTTTGTTTTTTCATTTGTCGTACCTGTGTTAGTTAAATCCGTGTCAAACTTCAGACCTAATTCTCGGTTCTCATCAACCTCAACCTTACGTCTGCGTTTTACTTCTGCTGGATTGCTACCGCTTGCTCTTACAGCTTGGCTTTCGGTTGCTAATCCACCTTTAATACGTTCTTTCCAGGATTGCGCCTCTTTAGCTGGATCAATCCACGGCATAACTGGGCCACTATAAACAGCGTTATAAAGTGACGCTGGATCTATATCGACTGGCACCTTAATTTCGCCACTGACAATAGCCATTTTTAGCCATTCTCGGTAAATTGGGCGGGAGATATGCGCAACAAAGGTATCTTGTAAAACGGAATAGCCCTCAAAACTCTCTACCAACTCTTGACGTTGGCTTGAGTAAGTGCCGTTATAGTCACGGGCAATGCTTGAGTAGCTTGAGCGAGTGCCTGCTGCGGTTGCTCTTAATTGTCCATTTCTAAAGGTTTCAAGGTTCACATTCGGGCGATTAGAATTGATTAACCCAATATCTTCACCAGGCTTTAAATCATCAATGATTGCACCTGGAGCAATTTCAAAGTCGCGCTCAGGGCTATCCGTGCTGTAATCCTCGTTGTCCCCATAGATCGCAGCATCACCTTTTCTAATATACATTGTAAAAGCTGCGGCAATTCGTGCGGCCACACGCTCGCTCTCTTCGTAATCTTTAAGATCTGATAGGCGGACAATAACGCCGTGCAACATCGACACACCACGTAATTGGTGTAGGCGTTTTTTAAACGCAAGGTGCAGCATATTTTCCGCAGGCACCATTTTAACTCGCCCATAAGTGCGGTTATTTTCCTGTGGATTATCCATGTAAACCCGATAAGACACAGGACGACGCCAGGCGTTAATCTCTATACCTTGGATTACATTAGCTGTGTCAGATTGCCACATCGGCACAAAATCAGGCTCTAACGCCTCAAGACTAAATGCAATGTCAGTGCTATGATTTAGTCCAGCCACACTGCCTCGCACAAGCTGGATAAATACCTCACCATCTCGTAACCAAGTGCGCAAAAGCATTCGCTCAAGTTCTGGTCGAGTAAATTGTCCAGTTACCTCTGGACGCACAGACCATTCCGCCCATTTTTTGCGGATTTGTTCCGCCAAATCCTCATCAACATCGCCACTTAAATTTAGCGGCTGTGGCTCAATATGGATACCTCTTGAGCCGATAACTCGCTCCTCCATCTTGTCCAAGATGCCGATCACAATGTCGTGATTTTGGTCTAATGCCCTTGCCTGCTCTCGCAAACTTACCGCACTTTGTTTGGTCGATACATTCGCGCCTTGGCTTTCGCGTTTTGCTTTGTGCGTACGATTTGGCATTGCCGCCTCATAAGCATTCATCACATAGCGGTTTTTCGCTCGCTGTGCGCCCCATTTAGGCGAGATTGCGGCAATCGCTTTATCTACTATTCCCATTTTTTAAAATCTCGCATATTTGATTCTGTGGCGTTTAACGCGCTGTCTTGTTTCCGCCAGCAACTCATTTAGCATTTGTTGATAGCGATCACGTTGTTTAGTCCATTCGGACACTTGATAAGATACCGACCGTCCATTAAAACTTACTTGGCTTTGGGCGTTTTCGATTTTTTCATCAAGCGTTCGGATTTTTTCTTCTAATTCGTCTCTTTCGTAGATAGCCATTTTTGCCCCAATAAAAAACCGCACTTTTTACAGCGCGGTTAGTTAAGTAGTGGTAACTCAATTTGCAATTTGTCTTCAAAGATTTTTAGTGTTGCTTCAAGCAAGGGCTTTTTACCTTTCCATTCATTCAGCGCTTTACCACAAACGCTTGCTAATTGTTTTTCGGCTTTATGCTCGCCCAAGGCTTGGTAATATTGCTCAAGCAATGTCATATTGCCAGATAATAATTGCTCTTGCATAAAGTTAAAGGCTTTAATGTAAGCAATCTTAATTGCCATTGCTTTTTTGGTTTTATATCCCATGACTAGCAACATAAATCCGTCTTTTGTCATCTCAAACATTGGACGCTTTTCGCCTTTTTTATCGATATATTCAACCAATCCAAAATTGGATCGGTTAAATTCATCATCTCCAGATTCTAAAATCTCGCGGATATCACGCATTACATGAGCGTGCAACTTGCCAAAAACTCTAGCAACTGTTTCAGATGTGGTAACTGTTTTTGAGTCTTTATTTTGTACAAATTGTTTAAAATTTTCGGGATTTGCTAATTGCATTTTCTGCCTCCAAATTTAGATAATAAAAGCCCCAACTATCTCTAGTCAGGGCTTGAGTTATTACCTCAACATATCCACCTTTTCATAGGCTCGGTATCTACCGATTTAAGGGTGTCTAGGAGTTAAAGCCAACCGCTTTTTTTACTTCCGCCACTACTCAACCAGTTACTACTTTTTGATTTAGCTTTTTTGGCGGGTTTGGGTTTTATTTGTTGGATTTCTACCTCACTTTCAGTTTCTTCCTCTGGTGCGGATGATTCTTTGCGGATCACGTTAGGGTTTACGCTTGGCAATTTCGCCCAGTATGGGACATTATCCTCATCTCCCCACTTAATACGCTCATAACCACGCAAGATAGCTATGGCGTGGGCGTAGCAAAATAAGTCAAACGCCTCATTGTTACCCTTACCAGGTTTGCGCCATTTACCGTCTTGTCCTCGCTCCTCGTATGTCAGCTCATCAAAAAACCATTCGCCAAGCCACGAAGGAAAGTGAATATAGTTAGCTCCAACCGTATCACGGCTTAAGGCATTGCTAATTCGGTCTTTTAATTGATCTGTTTGGAGTAAATACAAAGGCACATCACCACGTGCTTTAGCATGACGATCTGACCGTGATGTATTGTCAGGATAAGTGCGAGTAATCAATTTTTGACGGCGCGTACTATCACCTTTGACGAGATAGACACGCTTAGATAATCCATCACGCTTGCATCTGCGCCAAAACTTATAGGCGTTATCTGTTACACCGTCCTCACCGCCACTATCCACCGCCATTGCAAGGATTGGCATGAATCCGCCATCTAATCCATCAATGCGATATTGCTTATTAAGCACATCACTGATAAGTAAATCCCAGTCCTCAGGGTAGGCGGACGGATCAATCGGGAGGCTTTCTCCGTCTGAATTGCTCCGCATTGATGATTTAATATTGTATCTATCAATAAGCCACCGCTCGCTATTTTCGCCATAGCCCACAATTTGGACCACAAAGCGACGGTTCCGCCCACCCTGTACATCAACTGCTGCCAATAAAAAACGGCACCCATAAGGTACCGTTCTTTTTTCTGTATCTTCTCGTCGATCCATTAGCTCATCGCTTTGGCGTTGCTCAAGTGCGGAGCGTGGTAAATAAGGTAATCCCCAGTCTGTATTTGTTACAGCCTTTAGCGTTTCTTCACTACCTGTCATTTCAAATTCATGTTCAGCAGTGAGTAATTTATAGGTTAATTGCGCCCATGTTTGATAAGCTGCTGCAGGGCCTTCCAGCCAAAATGATGCAATACGAGAGTTTCTTCCCTCTCCATGGATTACACCATCTTTATCTATCGTTTGCCCCTCTTTTAACCACTTGCCACTGATATTCAGTGCGCGCTTTCTGTCAGGCTCTATCAGAGATTGACAGTGTGGGCATTGCAATCGAGCTTTTTCGCTTGCCTTAACATAATCAGTGTCATCTCGATAGCCGACCATGTTAGCCATTGATGGCTCAAACCAATCAGAGCAATGTGGACATTGCCAGTAAAAACGACGTCTATCTCCTCGGTTATACAGAGATAAAATGCCAGTTGTCGGAGGTGCTTCGTGTGTTGATTTTGGGTGATGCTTTAGATCGACAATATCCTTACCTGGCGAGCTCTCAACAAGCGTCATGCCAGCACTCATAAATGTCGTAGTCCGTTTTGAGGCTAAACTAAATCCGTCACCCTCACCGTCCACATCATCGGGCCATCGGTCGTAGTCAGTTAATGCAACGTATTTGTAGTCAGACGATGACAATACATTAATTGACGGCCAACCAATCTTTAACAGGTTACCCGCTCTAAAGTATTTATCGTGGACATTGTTATCGTTTTTACGCGGGCTTAATCTTTTTACAATCTCAGGTGAGCATCTAAAAGTGCGGTCTAAACGTTTACGACTATGTTCGCTGGCTTTCTCTTGTGTCAACTGCACAAGTAAAAAATCTGACGGGTCGCAAACAATCGAGTAGGTTATCCACCCATCAATTAGACCAACTGTTTTACCTGTTCTGGCTGGTCCGACAAAAATCACCGCATCATACTCACGAGAGTTAAGACAGTCCATCGGCTCTAAAATATATGCCGCAGTGTCTTTATCCCATTTAACAGAGTTTCCGCCACCAACAGGCACGCGCATATACTCAGCGACTGCCTCTGACACCTTCATTCGACGTGGAGGCTTAAGCAGATTTGCAATGTCTCGTCTAATGTCTTTAGCTGATGCAAACATTACTGCTCCTCTGACTTATCATCGCCAGCCTGTATGTGCGATGACATTTGCGACTTAACATCATCAATTACTTGTATTACACGGGTTAATTGTGATGGTGTTAATCCACAGTCACGCTCTAAAATATCTGGCAAGGTATCAAGAGATTGTACTACTGCTTTTGCCAAAAAACTCATCTCTTGAGCAACTTCAAAAGCAGGCACCAGCTCTCCAGTGTCGCGCTCATATTTAAGTCTTTCGTTCTCCGCCTGCCAAAATGCCCGTCTCTCAACGGGTGACAAACTATCAACATCTGCCGTCATTTTTTCGGCAAGCCCGATTTTGATTAAATCGGATATTGCGTATAACTTTAATTTTGAGTTACTACCGATAGCAGGAGTAAGTCCTGCGACCCGTTGCGACACGGTCTGACGGTGCATTCCGACAAGTTCGGCAATCTGATTTATATTGAGTTTTAAGTCGAATAAATTATCCATACCGAGACCGTAAAAATGCCTAAAAAGTAAAAAAGATGATGATGCCTAAGATGTCAAAAAACTGTCGAAAACCGCGCGCCCGAAACCCCGTGGAAAGGGGTACCCCCTCAGGAGTACCTTTTAATCTTTAAAATCAAGCCTTTAAAATAAAAAAAGACCGCACTTTATTTGACGGCCTTAGTTTGATTAATCCACTTATTAATATTAGTGATTTGACTAGCACACATATCACGTTCGCCTTGCACTATGATTAAATGCTCTACCGCATCGCCGTATGTACTACCTGTAAATGGAGTTTTGATACAAGGCGTTAAGAAAGCTTGAGGCGGATAGATATACTCCGTCTTAGTTGTCACCTTGTTAGTGCAACCGCTCAATAGCATCGTCATAGATGCGAGTGTTATAACAAGGCTGTGATTTAATAATCTTTCTGACAACTTGTACTTTGTCTTGTGTTGCTTGTTTGATTTCGTCATTAATTACTCTCTGCTGTTCCACTGCTTGGCGCTCTGTCTCAATCGTATCTTTTAGCGATTGATTAACTTGCTCTTGGTTTTTAATGGTTTGGGCTTGCGCTTGGTTTTCGGCTCTTAGTCCATCTATATTCTTTGATTGGTGCCAAATCCAACCGCACAAGCCCAAAATGGTTAATGCGATGATTGCTATTGCGTAGATTTTAAATCTGCTAAACATAACGCTCTTTCCTTTTCTCTGCGTTTAATTAAGCCTTGTAACTTTCGCCCGTCAGCATAAACCCAGCGTAAAAGTTGATTACATCCGTCAACATACTTACCGTTTCTCATTAGCCGAAACATTGTTGAGCTTTTAAGATTACCGCATCCGTTATTAAACGTAACAGATACCATAGCATCAAACACAGATTGTGGTAATGCTCTGCCATTGGCGTATCTATCAACGCACGATTCGGCAAGTTTAATATCGTTTTTCCATCGGTAGGCGATTTCTTCATTTGTGTATTTCTTGCCAGGCTCTATCTTTTGTCCAGAGTATTCTGTTGAGCCAATACCAACAGTCAATACATCAGCTGGACATTTATATGGAGTTGCCATACAACCCTCAGCATTACCGATTATCTCAGCTCCAGCAGGGCTTAATCTCAATTCACTACCAAATTGAGAATACATAATCCCAATAACGGCAACAACAGAGCAAGCTCCTAGCGCTTTTCTAGTCTTCCTCAACACCATCATCAAGCCCCCGCTCTAATCGTTTCATCCTTGCCTTGTGCATTTCCTCTGCTCTGCGCTCTTCGTTTTCTCTTGCTTTGCCCTCTTGGCATTTGGCGTACATATTAACGAGACCACTGATTAAACCAATAATCAAACCAAAAATAGCCAGCCATTCTTGAAATGAATACATCGCCCAAAATGCGCCAAAGCCAGACCAAAAAATACTTTGATTCCCTGCGTCTTTTAACATTATCATACTCCACCTCGCTATTTTTTTTGCGGGGTAATAAAAAAGCTCACCTTTATTGTGTGAGCTTGGTGTTTGGATAATAAAAAACCCCGACCGTTTCCGATCAGGGTTGTAAATAAATCATTCGGTGAACATCACTTACACGACGACCACCATATATTCAAATGATAGGACAAGATGACAAGGTTTGTCAATATGTAATTTTGATGTTTTTTGCATTTTGTCGTCCTGTTCGAAGAATAACGAAACCAGTTACAAGCAGTTCGTGAATTATCGCTTTTGCCAATTTCAATTCTTTTTCAACGTTCCGCTTCACAGTTTTAAGGCTCGGAATGCGAATATCTGACTTACCGGCGCACGGCTGCATTTTCATCTCTCCACAGTTTTCACGCAGTTTAACGGCTATGCGATTGATCGTGTTTCTGTTTACGTAATACGAGAACACAATATAGTGTAAAGTGCGGTCGTTCTTGAAGAAGAATTGCTCGATAAGCTCACTAATCATCATGCCTGTTTCATCATCACACACAGGTTCGCTTGATTCTGCCGGAATCACGCTTTTCATTAATTTAGCGATGATATTTAGCCCTGGTTTATCTAATCTACCTAATCTAATCCAAGCCCCCCATGGATACATGTGTTTATCAACAAATTCTTCCTGTTCCTCAGTCAGTTCCAGTTCGCTAAATTTACGCATCGATACCTCTAATTTTAATGATTGACTTACCTTTACTTACTACGCCTTTTTCCTCGATTGAGTATTTTCGAATAATTTTACGGTTATCGTCTTTGATTAATCCGGCGCCGACCAAGCTATCAAAAATCCCTTTGGGCAAATTATCAAGGTCACGTGGGCGGTTGTCTGGGAAGTAGATTTCCATCTTGATTTCAACCGCACTTTCAAAAGGAGCGAACTTAGAACAAACCTCAGTAGCAATGCGTTTAAATTCCCTTCCCGCTTTTGATATGTAATGCTTACCTTGTCTTGTGTGCTTCCAGTAGTGGTTCACGCTCGGCGGGTACGGCAGACAGATTTCAAGCCAATCACTCATAGTTTTCCCTCGCTGATTAAGACATCTTGAGTGCGAAACACGCCTTCCGCATGAGCTAACCGAACAAATTCATTGCCTAATTTTCGTGTTCTACGATCGCACTCATCATGACAAGCAGAACAAGCCCATGCGCCACGTTTATCATTCGGTTTTCGCCCTCCCCCATCATCCATACGATAATGAGCAAGCACTGTAGTCTCGGGGTTAAAATTACAAATGCCGGGCAAACGAACCATACATTCACGCCCCTTGGCTTCTTTCCGATAGTCTATTTTCCCCATATTTTCACCTCTAAAATTGACCGCACTTTTTTGTTTGAACTGTAAACTATTGGTTGACGATTGCGGCTCAACCGCCAAACCCTATTAACTGATTAATCTTGTTATCCAGTGCCACTTCGTCTTCATAGATATTACAAAGCGTTTCGTTCCAGATGACGCCATACACCGTTTTATACACATCATTGAATCGTTCCTGGCTCATATTCGCGAATGAGATTGACCAACGCTCTTTAACGGTTCCGCCGTCTTGTGCCGGTTTGATGTCGTAAAATCCCGCTTTTTTCATCACATGATCGAGATACGATTCAAGGGTTTTCATTCCCTCATAATCCAATTTTGATTCACGATTCAACCGCACTTTTGCCAGCACGCTATCTGCTATCGGTTTAGTTACGTTCTGATACAGATTTTCATCATTGGCCGCTACTGCGATTTCTCTTGCGACCGCCTGCGCTATCCATTCTTCCGCTTGAGTCAGTACGCTAAATTCAGGCTGCCAATATTCAAAACCTGCATCGAGTAGCGCGAAAAACTTCTTGTGATGTTGGTAATTCCGATTGTTACCGATGGGTGTAATTTTTACCGCACTTCCAACCGGCAACCCCTTGAGTAAATTGCGGTCGTAGTCTGTTTCCGCTACAACCGCACCATTCGCATATTTAACCGCGTGGATTACCGTTTTTTTCTGCTTTTGGCTCGCCATTCGAGTTCACCTAAATCATCGATGTGGACATTACGGATAACTTGCCCCATATTGCGGTGACACGGGTCAAATATCGCTAAGTGATTACCACGGCAGACATCAGTCCATAACCCCGTTTGAGGACTTAAAAACTTAATGCGGCCACCAACAATAAAACGGATTTCCGTTGCTTTTTGGGTGATTAGCGAAAACCATTCCGTGCTAATATCGACCGGCAGTAACATCACTACTAAACAGTTATGATTTTCAAACAGTTCGATGGAACGCTTGATAAAACTTAACGGATCGCTAAAAGGCGGATTAATGAAAATGCGCTCGTTTTGCAGTGGGTAAGTTAAGTAATCCATTTCAGGCGTTACATATCGCTCAAGTTTTGCGTTGTGCGGTAGTGCAGCGCCATCAATCGTGAAACCAAATTCGGCATGAACCGGGTTAAATAGTGAAAGTGATGTTGGATAGGTATCCTTATCAAATTTTTGCTCTGTCATTTATGCAATCCCCATAATCTCTTTAATTTTTGCCACACCGTTTTTTGATACTTCTGGCGGGATAACTTTTGGCTTTTGCTCTAGCAGCTCTGGAATTTGTGGAAATTCAAAGCCAGTGCGAGCTTTTTCAACCACTTCAGCAAGGATTTTCGGCATAGCCTTTTGGCAATCTTCCCATTTTTTCTTGCCGTAACCGTCATAGATTGTTTTTAGCAAGTAATACTCTGCTCTCGAACGGAATTTGAAATTGTGCGGATCTTTCGCATAACCAAAGTATTTTTGAAGTCTGGCCTCTAACTCGTCTTGTGTTGGTAATCCTAATTCGTGATTGTTGTAGTTATTACACCAAGCAATGAATTGACCTACACTCGGGAAGAATGGGCTTTCGGATTTTGCAGCAAAATCCAATCCTCTTTTTAGGGATTGAGGATTCACTATGCCAGCCTTGAATAACTCTTCGAGCCAAACTTGCTTTGTTTCGTTATACTCAGCTTCACTGGCAAACGCCTGCTTCCACGCTGGAAAAATTGATTTTAATCTGATAAACATTCGATCAATCAAACGAACGGAATTATCTGGGATATTGGATTTTTTAACCGCACTTCCTTTGGCTTGCATTTGGGTAATGTTTGTCATCTCAATTCCTCCGGTATCAAGTTAGGGTCGATATTTAATTTTCTGCCTACAGCCCAAGATCCATCATCAGCAAAGGAGCTTGTTTTTCTGGTGTTTGCAGCCATTGCTATGTCGTCATCACGCCAATTCCAGCTCGCGCTAAATCCGCGCCAGTTACGCTCAATAGCGATTGTGATTGCGTCAGAAAGCGATATCCCAGCCTTGGCAGCTTCTCGTTGAAAGCCTTTAAGTGCAGTCTCAGTAATTGGCGCGCTCTTGGCTTTTCGGAGTTTAAGAAAATCTTCAGCAAGCTGACCAACGATTCCAAATTCAGCAAGCAAATCCGATTCGCTTTTTTTGGTATTTTTTTTATTGATATTTTGTATAGTGTTTTTATTGTTATTTTGTGGGTGTAATTTTTTCACCAGATCTGGTGTACTTTTTCCACCAGATTCGGAAAAATTTACACCAGATTTAATTGGTGTACTTTTTCCACCAGATTCGGAAAAATCAAAGGCTTTAACGGAGTAAGTATTTAATTTTCTTTCTCCACCTGAACGCTCAAGTAACCCCATTTGAACAAGGCTCTCGCAAGCGGTAATTACAGACTTCTTACTCAACCCTGTAACTTCCATGAATTGACTAACAGAAATGCTATCTGATTCCTTATTCCAGCCTTTTGTTTTTCGAACAACAAACAAGTAACATTTAAGCTCTGCGCAAGTGAGTTTTGCTAGTAACTCATCAATGACAGAATTCGGAATTTGAAACGCATTAGGAATAAATTTACTCATTACGCAGCCGCCTTATTTAACATTGTGGATAGTTTTGCTAGCCCTTTGGCCGTAACTAAAACTTGAGGGTAGATTTTTTCCGTGCCGTCAGGTTGTGTGACGGGGTGAGCTTTATGCTCTAAATAACCGCGTTGCAATTTGTCTTGATAAGCAATCCAAGCAGATCCGACAGTGCGCTTATAAATCCACCCATTAGCAAATAAAAACTGGTTAAATGCTCTAGGTTGCATTTGGAGGTGTTTGGCTGCATTGGTAAGATTCATCGCGCCTTCAGTTGCGGTGGCCAAGCGGTCAAAAGCTTCTACTTTCGGCGCGTTCTGCTCTTTTTCCGCTTGTAATTGAGCAGCAAGCATTAATGCTTCGGAAAATGATTGCGGGATAAGTGCGGTTTGATTTGGTTGTAATTTGCCTTTCACTACCTTGTCAAAAGTATCATAGACTTTTACTTCAAATTCTGGATTAATCCACGCAGCGTATTTGTAAACTAGCTTTTCTGCAGCGTAGCAACCTTGATTTGTTCCACCGTTGATGATCTCCAAAGCAGAATGCAGATTTGCATTGTGGTTATCTAGCACCGAAACAAAGTCTTTTGTGCCTTTTAGGCGCAAAAATTGACTTGGTGCGTGAATAGGGTTTCCGCCGCTTGCTCGGTGTAAATCATTTAAACAGTAGCGCCCTTGACTATCTTGTTTTATTTTTGTATTATCAATAAAGATTAATTGATTCATTAATTACTCCTTGTGAGTGTAAATACCACGGTGGCCGCCGTGGTTTTTTATTGCCGTTTATTTAGCGATATCACGCACTCAATCGTGTGTTGTGTCGCCGCCAAGTGTTTATCTAATGCGCGACGGATTTTGTCTTCTTCGTGAGAAGTGATTTCACCGTCTGCTAATGCCGTTTCAAGCACTTCAAACAACAATCCACGCGCGGATTGTTCATGCAGTTGCAGCACGGAAATTTCTACGTTGTCTAACTGGTCTGCTTCAGGGTGCGGTACAAAACAACCGCCGGTTAAACGGCATAATTCTTCCGTGTAATCGGTCAGCCCAAATTCTTGCTGGATAGCAATCAATTCTTCGTCTTTGAACCGCTGCCCTTTCGTCTGATAAAGACGATTGTTCAGCTCTGCCTCCGAAAATCCAAGAAAGCCAGCTACCGCACTTTTACCACCGGGTATCTGTTCAATCATCTCTATAATTGTTTGTTTCATTGTCATAATTTTTCCCACTTTTTTATGGTTTTCTTTTCGGGTAATTCTGATAAATTGCACTCATACGCTAAGCGCAGAGCTTGATTTAATGGGATTGCTGAAGTTTCTAATCTCTTCTGCTGAGACAGAATTTTCTAAGGCTTGAGATAGAATCTCTGAATATTTGGTTTCTCCTGTATATTCAGTTCTTGGTAGCGAATTTGATGTCCGCCATTTGTAAACTGCACGCACAGAAATACCGCACAAACCTGCCACTTTAGCTGCTCCCAAAAAGTCAATAATATGTTTTAAGCTTTCCATATATAACCTCTTAGAATGAACTTTAAGTACATGATAAACCAGAACTGAAAGTACTTCAAGTTTTATTTATAATTGAACCAATAGTTCAAAGGTGGAAAAGATGATTACTGAAGAAAAAATCAAACAAGACTTTGCAGAAAGACTAGATATAGCTTGCAAAATGAAAAATTTGCCAGAGAAAGGCAGAGGAAAAATTATTGCAGATATACTGAAAATAACACCTAAAGCCGTTAGTAAATGGTTTAATGCCGAGACGTTACCAACCCAATCGAATATCTATGTTTTGGCCGATTTTCTGGGTGTTACAAAAGAATGGCTAAGTTATGGTGATAAGAATGCCTCAATAGAGCAAATTGAAAAGCAAAGAGCATATCCACTATTAAGCCCTATTCAAGCTGGATTATGGACGGATATTAGCTCTCTTGAGGGCTTTGACGGTTACGAGATGATCCCAAGCACAGTGATCGCCTCTGAAAATTCGTTTTATTTACGAATTGAAGGAAAATCTATGCTCCCTCGTTTTAATGAGGGCGATTTAGTTTTAATCGATCCTGACATTTTGCCTACTCCTGGGAAATTCGTGGCAGCAATCAATGGCGACAACGAGGCAACGTTTAAGCAATACAAAGAGCTTGGAACGAGAACACCAGAAGGCATACCGCACTTTGAGCTTGTTCCGCTCAATCCGATGTTTCCGACATTAAGCTCGTTAGAACAAGAAATTAGGATTATTGGCGTGGCTAGAGAAAGAATTGAAGTTTTGTAATTAAAATGCCGATCAAGGAAACCTGAAAAATTGGCTAATTTACCATAATTAATTTAGCGATAACTAAAAAATTACTTGACTTTACATGCTCAAAAAATCATACAATAAGGAATCAATATGACACAAAAATTTGGAAATAACATGACTCAATTAGCGCTCGTATTTGAGGAGGGAACTTCTCTTTCGTTTGACGATTTTGCGAAACAAAATGGAATTACATACTGGTATGCTTCTGATCTTGCTATGATGTTAGGGTATAACGACATGCAGGCAATTTTAAAAGCAATGAATAAGGCTTATGCTGTATGCAATAACTTAAATATTCCAATTGCAGAAAACTTCATTCAGACGCAATCCCCGAATACCCCATCTGACTTTAAAATGACTCGTTTTGCTTGTTATTTAACGGTTATGAATGGAAATATAAGCAATCCAAAGGTTGCTGCGGCCCAAGCATATTTCGCTAAACTTGCAGATGAAATTCACACGCTTTGCCAAAGCGCAGACGAGGTGGATCGTGTTTATTTACGTGGTGACATTTCAGATAGAGAAAAAAGCCTGAGCCATATTGCCCACAAACACGGTGTAGAGAACTATGCCTTCTTCCAAAATGCCGGGTATAGAGGGATGTATAACATGAATATTAAAAGCTTAAAAAACAAAAAAGGGCTATTTGATGATAAAGCATCACTACTTGATTTCATGGACAATGAGGAGCTCGCAGCGAATATATTCCGTGTTACGCAAACAGAGGCAAAAATAAGAAATCAAAATATTAAAGGGCAAAAGAATTTAGAGAACGCGGCTGAAACCGTTGGTCGTTCAGTTCGTAATGTCATGATCTCAAATACTGGAACAGCACCTGAAGATCTCGCTCTTTCCCAAGAAAAAATCAACAAAATACAGTCAAGTATAAAGAAAACACATAAAGCACTAACAAAGCACGATAGCAAGAAAAAATAACCCATACTCTATAAATAAACCGCCTCGCTGGCGGTTTTTTATTAACATTTAAACTCCGTAATCAACTCCTCTAGCACAATCCTCTCCTGCTCATTAGCGCGCACAATCCTCAACTCTTCATCTACGCGCGACACTATCTCATTAATCCCTAAGCTATTAATCCATTCGCAATTCAGCGAGATTAGCCATTTTTTAAACTCTTTTTTCATAATTCGCCCTCCTTATCGGCAGAGCCATAATAAACCAACCTCAATTTAAACCAATTATCGCTACCAAATTTTGCGATCAGCATCGCAAGAATCACAAAAATACACTTCAAAACACAAACTTTACTTAGCAATCGATTAAAAAATAAGCAATTAAACACATTTCTTGAAAATTTATTTCTTTGAAAATCAATTAAATATGAACAATCAGTACATTTTATTTAAAATATGTACTTTTTGTTCTTGACTGTAATGAACTCTAGGTACATAATACACCCATCAAAACGAGATACACGGTGAACAAAATGATTGAGATCTTAAACTTTAAAAAAGGAATTAGCGATAAAGCTCCAAGCGGTTGTGATTTTGTAGTTGATGAGTTTGTTACTTACACAAATAAAAACGGAATTAAGTTTGGTCCATACAAAATCATCGGGTTCGCTAAAGGTGTTAAAGACGTGAATTCAGAAAGATTTATCCACTTAAACAATGAATGTTATTGGTTCCCCGTAAAACTAGAAGAGATTAAAAAAATATAAAGTTTTTACTAAGCCCATTGCGGTGGGCTTGAATAAAAATTTTAAATCGCTCTTTAAAAACCAGATTACAAGAAGTTTACTCATAACGGCATTATGCGGTCGTGTAGATTAAAAGCCCTACCCTACATAATGAGAGTAAACGGAATACCCACTGAAAGATGAGACCAGTGAAAAACTGACGTTACAGAAAGTCAATTCGCAGTGGGGATATATTTCAAAGCACATTTGAAGTACAGAGACACAACGGCACGTGAAACCGTTGCGAATGATAGAGAGAAGTGTGCTTTGAAATGGCAATAAGGAAACTAAGGAGCAGTGCAATGATAAATCCAACAATTACAATCTCTCAAAATGAATATGAGTATCTTGTTGAGCAAGCAAAGATAGTTAAATTTATTGAGCATTACAAGCCATCAATATGTAATGACGGCGAATTCGGAACTTATGAAATGGTAGTAGGGAGCGATGGATTAATTACTACGGTTAGATATGGCACGCTGTCAGAATGTGTTAAATGCGCAATTGAAGATATCCGAGCTATGCAGTCTGTTTACTGGGTTGGAGAGGAAACGGAAATTTATGCTGGAAACTCCTTAGAAGAAATTCTTCATGCGTTTTATTCCGAAAAAGAGCGCGAGGAAATTTTAAGAGATAACCTTTATGGAGAGGTTGATTTAAACCAAAAATACCCAGTCAAGGAAGACTCAAGCTCTATTGCAATAGAAAAAACCATTAAAGAATTGTTAGAAGAAATAGTCACTTTCCCGGATTTGGTTTTAACATCTTACGATTAGCCGAGCATGAGGACTTAAAACTTATGCTTTGAAATGGCAAACATAAAACAAATGAGGTTAGCCGAGCATGAGGGCTTAAAACTTATGCAACCTATAAAATTGGTTCCCTAGGTTTGCCCTCCGTAAAACGAGGGATTTTTAACCCCCTTAAGGAGGGCGTAATGAAACTCAAAGAATGCTTAATCTTTTTGCTTGCGATCAACCTTAACCCGCTCGGATTGTGGCTCAACGCTTCCACGTTTGAAAAATTTTTCGAGCAAAAGAGCTGCAACATCCAACAAGATGAAGAACATTTGCCAAAAGCTAGTTGCGGCAACCAAGTAGAAAAGGTAAACCAGAGCATAATCAGGTAAAGCAGGTAGTGGTCTTGCCATTAGCTCAATCTGAATATGAACAGGAATAAGCAACCAACAAAGAATAAACGACAAAAACCACGTTGTAATACGCATAATCACCTCATCAAAATGAGATTTGAGGATGGAAAAGATGGAAGTAATTAACGCTTCCCACATAATAAATTCCTGTAATTGTTGAAGTAAGACGCAACAATTATATTCCTTGTTTGAAGTAAGGCGCAACAAGGCGAGTTTTTCGGTTCTCGTTAAAAAACCGTATTAACACGCATTACAGAGCAATTTGAATGCGAGAAAGGCAATAACTGGCGCGTATTAAAACATCTTCGAGCCTACAACCCTAAAGCAACAGGCTTTCAGCTAGACATCCTATAAAACAACGCAAAATCCGACCGCACTTTTCCCCAAGAAATCCGTGCGGCGGATTGTTACACCCAAAATTAACCAAATTGACGAAAAAGGAAACAGAAAATGGAAAAATTCACTGATACATTCGCAGAAATTACACGCCCTTTAACAAAGATTGCTTGTACGATGTTTGTCGCCTTCCTGGTTGGTGGAATTTCTTGTTGTTTCGCAAGCGAGCCAACAGCATTAGAGCGTGAACAAGCACGAATTCAATGGATTGCCGAACATGGGCAATATCAGCCTAACCTTACAGAGCCAGCTAAACAAGAGGTTTTAGTCTATACAGAGCAAAAACAAGCAGAAATTAACCGCACTTGGAGTAAACAATGAAACCTTCCGATGATTACTACTATCAACTTGATGCAGCTCACCAACGTGAAGTTGATTGGCAAGCAGGCTATGAAATCGCCTTAGATGAAGTCGCCACGGAAATCGACAATGATTTAAAACAAGGCGACAAAACGCATTATCACGAACTCACGGAAATGTTGTGTGATAACGATAATTTCTGGCTTGCTATTGGTAGCGGCGCAAGTTATGAGTCTTATAGACAAGAGGCGATTAAGAAAATCGCAGAGCGTGAATTAAACGCAAGAATGAATGATTATGACCAGGACTAAAAAGGAAATTACTATGTTAGATCTGATTCTATCCACCGAAAGCCGTGTGCTTTCAACCAATATTACCGACTTTGAAAAACAAGCAGAACAGTTTTTATCTACGCTTACACAGTCCTTTGAAACGGACGAAGATTTCGGGCGCGCGAAAGAAGAGGTAAAAATCCTCAAAGAGCTGGAAGATAAGACCCGCGCAGCGATTAAAAACGCACAGCAAGGCGATATTAACGAACTAATCGCACAAGCCGAAGCTATCGCAGAACGTTTTCGTCAAGAGCGATTGTCGCGTGATAAGTTGGTGAAAGAAAAAGAGGCATCAATTAAGGACAATATCGCGAACGCGGCGATAATTGAAATCCTCGATACGCGCAATTCGGCATGCGGTGAAAGTGCTATCTCGCTTGCACTTGAATTTACCATGCCAAAAGACACATTGAAAAAACGAATTAATGACGCGACGAAAAACAAACGCACCATTGACGGATTGACTAAAGCGGTAAACGCAGAAAAAGCGTTGGTACTTGCCGAATTAATGTCAGAAATCGCACGCCTACAATCGCGGCTAAAACTTATCCCAATCTCACACGAATATCTGTTCAGCGACGCGGTTAAATTGATTGCCGGTGAAGACGACTTGGAAGAAATTGTGGCGCAGCGTATCGAAGATGAAAAGCAACGCGAAGCACAACGCAAGGCAGACGCCGAAGCGGCAGCCGAGAAAGCCAAGCTGGAAGCGGAAGAACAGGCAAAAGTACAGGCGGAAGCGGCGGCGGTCGCGCAGGAAATGAAAGCGCAAAACCAACCTGCAGCACCGGCGCAAAGCGCGGTAGAAAATCACGGCTTTGTTATCCAAATCGCACTACCACCAATGCCACAAACTGACGCAGTAACTATCGCGCGCGAAGTTAAATCCGTGTACGGCGACAAATACGAAGTAACACTAAAACCACTTAAAGGATAAATAAAAATGGCAACAGCACTCCAAACTTTAACCGATAAACTTGCGAAACGCTTTGAAATCGCGGACGGTTCTGACCTGATGACGACATTAAAAAATACAGCATTCAAAGGCACTGTAAACGACAGCCAAATGACCGCACTTTTAATTGTTGCCAACCAATACGGATTAAATCCTTGGACAAAAGAAATCTATGCTTTTCCTGATAAAAGCAACGGCATTGTGCCGATTGTCGGTGTTGACGGCTGGGCGCGGATTTTGAACGAAAACCCACAATTTGACGGCATTGAGTTCGATCTTGACGATGAAAAATGCACTTGCCGAATTTACCGCAAAGACCGATCAAAACCGATTTCCGTCACCGAATATATGAGCGAATGTTACCGTGATATGGGACCGTGGAAAACCCACCCTAAACGAATGCTACGCCATAAGGCAATGATTCAGTGCGCGCGTCTTGCTTTCGGTTTTACGGGTATTTACGACCAAGACGAAGCGGATCGCATTGTTGAAACGCAGCGCGAGCCGGTAAATGTAACACCAAAACAAAAAGTGATAGACGTTGCAGTGTTAATTACATCAGAGCAGAAAGAAATGCTAATCGGCTTAATTGAAGCGACCGGCACGAATACGGAAAAATTATTGACGGCATATGGCCACACTGATATTTCCGATATGACAAAAGATCAAGCCGATAATGCTATATCAATTCTGAATAGTCGTCTTGATAAACAGCAAGAAAATGACGGAGAAGACGTTCCATTATGATTGACGGTCTAATAACGCTTGATTGCGAACAAGGCTCGGAAGAATGGCTACAGGCCCGTTTGGGTATTCCCACCGCAACGGGCTTTGAAAACATTGTGACGGCAACCGGTAAAAAATCAAGCGCACAAATTAAGTACATGGCTGAGTTGATTGAAGAAAGCATAATCGGACTACAAGACGAATCTTTTAAGTCACGATTCATGGAGCGTGGAAATCAACTTGAGCCGCTTGCCCGTTCTGCCTATGAATTCATCACGGGAAATGCCGTAACGCAAGTCGGCGGTGTATATCTTGATGAAAACAAAGAAGTGATGGTTAGCCCGGATGGACTAATTCCTGAGCTCAAAAAAGGCTTGGAAATCAAATGCCCGAAAATGAGTACGCACATTCGCTACTTATTAGAGGGCGGCGTTCCGTCTGAATACATAATCCAAGTTCAGGCTAATTTGTGGGTGACGGGCTATGACACCTGGGATTTTGTGAGCTACTGCCCGGAGTACCAAAAACAGCCACTTTACATTTTCACCGCACATCGTGATCAAGCGCTGATGACCGCATTTAACAAATTAATTCCGCAATTTTTAAACACATTGAGGGCTTATAAAAATGGTTAGAAAAATTATACAAATATCTGAAAGTGTAGTGCCAGAAACACAATTCCATCAGTTATTTTGGTCATTAACAGCACTATGTGATGATGGGACACTTTGGAATAAATCAGCAATTAAGGACGATTGGGTTCAAATTCCTAACGTACCACAAGACAAAACACCCGAAGCCACTAACAAATAGTGGCTTTTTTATTACTTCAAAATCAATCAACAATCCAAAACAGGAGAAAACAAAATGGCTAAAACAGATGTTCATGAATTCTTGGGCGAATTAGACGCAGGAATCTTTGAAAACAAACTTTCTACCGCACTTTCCGAAGTTGCGTTAGGTGTATTGGCGCATGATAAACAAGGTTCGGTGAAAATTGAATTTACCTTAAAGAAAGCAGATAGCGACAATCCGTCAGTTCAAATTCAGCATAAGCTGAGTTATGTCAAGCCGACTAAGCGGGGTAAGTCAGCCGAAGAAGACACCACCGCAACACCGATGTTCGTTCATAAAGGCGGCGCATTAAGCGTAACCCCTGATAAAGAACAAATGCCAATGTTAAAAGGCAGTGACGATCTGGCATTTGAACAAAAAGCAACATTAAAACGCCCTAATTAATCGCATTAATTATCGGTAATTTTTTATCAACAACAAACAAATGGAGATCCAACAATGGAACAAAATTTAAAGCAAATCCAAGACTTAGTGTTATCAAGCATCCGTGTCGGAAATAGTGATTATCCTATCGCAATTCTGCCGGAAAACATGGCGGTGCATTCGCTCGAAAAGCACAATAAACACCGTAATAACTTCCGTGCTACGTTCAACACTTATAATTTTGATAGTTTGATTGCTTACGCGAAAGCGCACAAGCAGAAAGACGCACAATGTTTTATTGATGAAAAAAATCTTGGTGCCCAAATTGTGTTTGATGTTGGCAGCCGTGAAGCGCCGTTACACGCTCAACACCGCGCAGTGTTACGAATGGAAAAGACCGCTGCGTTTAAAGCGTTATGCGACTTCCAAGGTTCAAAATGCGATCAGCGTGAATTTTCCGAATGGCTGGAAGATTGGAGCGATTACATCACGGCTTATACCGACGATGAAGACAAATTGCCTTTAACAAGCGCAGTCCAAGCAGTGCGCAAAATTACGCTTGATTATGCGCGTAACGAAGAACACGAAGTCAGCGACTTTGCGGCATCTAAATCAGCCATGGAAAGCGTAGAAGCCAAAAGCAAATTGCAGTTACCGAAGTATTTTGTGTTTAACACGCACACATACAAAGGCTTAGATAGTCAAGCATTTACGCTTCGCCTATCAATCCTTACCGGCGGCAATGCTCCTGTATTGGTGGCGCGTTTGATTAAAGCGGAACAAATTCAGGAAGCAATCGCGAAAGAATTTGCCGAAAAATTAACTGACGCGCTAAAAGATACCGAAATAAAAGTAAATATTGGCACGGTAGAAATTTAATAAATACGCCCACTCTTCGGAGTGGGTATTTTTTAGGTGCGAAGAATGAATGAAATTGAAATCAGCATCAAATATTCCCGCTTCGTGGATATTTTCGGATGTTATTTTTACACGAGAATGAATAACGGATTTGCAATATCCGTTACGCGGGCAATAGATGACGCTAAAAAACACTGGCTGTTGTTTGATTCCGATCTGAGAAGCGACATTATCAGAATAGCTGAAACGGCAAATTACCCGTGCGTAGTACAAAATTATGTTAATCACTTTATCAAATGGGCTAACAGTCAATTTAGCACAAAGCAAGATCACAACACACCGCGACCGCTGGTTGATGTGTTGCCGGTTGTTAATATGGCAAAGGTAAACCATAAAGCGGGTGATTGATATGATTGTTTGGGCGTTATTCGATAGTGGCAATGGTTGCTATACGCAAGGTGCAGAGCTATTTAATCAGTCGGTCGACCAGTCGGCAGTCGAAATCTACCCTATCGGCATAGATATTGAGAGTAAAAATAACCATTTTATTAATCTTAATTTAGCTGATTATGGTCGTATGTTTGGCGATAACAAGCTATTCGATGAGCTTGATAAGCTGCCTAAACCTGATTTGATTATAGCTAGTCCACCTTGTGAGAGTTGGTCGGTTGCAAGTGCAATGTGGGGAGGCAATGCAAGTTGGAAACAGGAAACTGGCGCAGTCAATCGTGAGTTATCAAAATTCACAGTAAGAAGTCGTGTGGATTATGATTTACCGCACGTCCAATTCAAATATGACCGCTCTTTCCTGAACCGCATTAATGGTGAGCTTTGTATCTATAACACGATAGAAATTATCAAACGATATGAGCCTAAAGTTTATGTAATAGAAAATCCAGCAAGTAGCAAGATTTGGTATTACATAGACGATATTTTAAATTTTAAAATTCCGTTTGATAACTTAGCTCATTATCATTGCTATAACTATCCACTGCGCAAGCCTACAAGGTTTAAAAGCAATATAAGGCTAGGATTAAGACATAATCAGAAGTTAAAGCCCGAAATCGGCTTTCAAAATTTTTCAAAATCATACAATGAAAGATCTAACATTCCACTTGAATTAATAGTGGATATATACAAAGCAGTAAATCAATATTTAACAAATCCAATAGGCGTTCCAAGTGAGCGCCTTTTGTTTTAGGAGGACTAAATCATGAACAAATGTTTACAAATTAGCAAATTTGAAAGTATCACCCTCGAATTATGGCAATTTAATGATGATTACGAAGTGCATCTAAATATCCCAGGCCAAAGAATAGAAATGATGACAAATTCTAAAGATGATGCCATCGAAAAATACAATAATGCTGAGAAATGGGGTGTTTGGAAAAGGTGTACAAGATATACCTAATGCCCAAAGAGATCCTATTTATCGAAAAGCTTATTCTCGTTGGTATAACTTGCTACAAAGATGCTATTCGCCTGAATTCAAAAAGAAGAATCCAACTTATACTCGTTCGCGTATGTGCGATGAATGGCTAACATTCTCTAAATTTTACGATTGGTTAGCATCTTTCGATAACTGGGAAAGCCTAGAAATAGATAAAGACTTATTGTCTGGTTATTTTTATAGCCCTGAAACTTGTTTACTAATACCAAAAAAGTTGAATTGTTTTTTGACGTTTTCGCAATCGACAAACACATCTATGATTGAGGTTAATTACTACACCCCTAAAGGTCAAAAGCAAGGTGTATTTCGAGCAACGATTTCGATGAAACGATACGGCAAAACTTCTAACAAACATTTAGGTCACTTCAACACGCCATTAGAGGGGCATTTAGCTTGGCTAGAAGCAAAAATTAATCAATTAGATGAACATATTGAATCATCTTTCGGTAAGTTAAAAGAAATTCTGGAAAAGCTTAAAACTTATATGCTCACTTGCTTAAATAATAAACAAGAGTTTGAGGGACTAAATAGCTTCAGAGAATCGTTGAGTGTTGGAATGTGGGAAGAGCCAAAGATTAGCATTGAAGATTTACCTAAGCCGTTTAAGCCAGAAGAAAATGAGGTGTATTATGTTATTTCGCCTAACCACGAAGAACCTCAAAGATATAAAGCACGTTGTTTAGACCATTGTTCAATCCAAAATTGCAACAGTTTCCGCACAAAAGAAGATGCTCAAAAATGGCTTGATTTTATGAAAGGTATGATGGAGTAAATATGAAACCTGAATTTAGATATTTTAAATGTGCATTAAATGTTGAGCCAGTGAAATCGCTAGACCAAAAATGGCGGTCAGAACGCGAACAAAGAGACGAAAAGTTGGAAGTTATTTTTGCAACTATCCCTTTTTATGAATATTGGCGAGGTAATGAAAAAAGTATATGGGGCATCGTTTGTAGTTTAGATAATCCTGAATTTTTCAAAATCAAAGATGACAAGGCCTATAAATTCGAAATGGTCGAAAATGAGAAAGTTGTCATCACCGGCAATGGCAGAACAAAAGTTGGTAAGGCATTTAACGCTAAGATTCAAAGCGTTAGAGATATTTTAAATCAATACCCAAGTTTTAATGATTTTATGTTGAGAAAACTAAAACTAACTTGCTGGGTGCTTGGAGCACGTACTGGTTACGTGTCTGTATGTGGTGTTGCAAGTGACCACTTTATTGTGTCAATACCGGTGAAATCAGAGGGCTTTGGTGGGGATAAATTCCCCGCAATTCCGGAGTATTTAACGGAAATCAAACAGAGTGAATTTTTAGCATTACAGGGGAAATAGATTATGCCAAATTGGTGCGTAGGTGATTTAAAAATTAGAGGCAAAACTGACGATATAACTAAATTTTTAACAGAATGTATCGAAGGTTGCGAATTTAAAATCGACGAATTGGGCACGTTAGAAATCAAAAACATTAGAGGGCAAACAATCAAAGGGGCTCGACGTGTTTTTTGCGACAACCAAAATGAAATCATTGAGGGATATGAGTTGGAGAATGGGTATATTGTTGTCATACCAATCTCAGCCGCATGGGTATTAAGTCCACCTGAAATGATTGATTTAAGCAGAAAGTTTAATGTTGATTTTAGGTTTTATGGATTTGAATGGGGGCAAGCATTTAATCAAGAGTTAGAAATCATAAAAGGCGAATTAACTTTAGATAAATGTATCGAATTTAAAAATTACATTTGGGAATGCCCTATGCCTTATCTTGGGGGGTAGCATTCAAAAAATCTGACCGCACTTTCATGTGCGGTTTTTTATTGGAGTAAATATGACTAAACAAGAAATAATCAAAAGATTTGAAAGTTTTGGCTTTAAACTTGGATTGGATCAAGGACTTGTGTTCGGTTTTATAAAAAGGAACACTACATCTATGTGCAGTATGATTGGGGAAAATATAACAATATCCTTATCATTTAACTTAAAACAAGACAAGGATAGAGCGGTTAAACTCATGACTCAATTATTCCCAACTGCAACATATATTGAGCAAAATGAGCTACTACACGCATGCTATTTTAGTATTCAACGAATCAATTAATGCTCTTATGGGCGGTTTTTTATTGGGGAAAATATGGAAAGAGAATTTTTTGATGAATACTGCAGTCCAGAATTATTAGCGTTAATAACTGGATATGTTTGTCCAAAATATCAGATGAAAAGCTTAAATGAATTCGGAATTCCTTTTCTTCATCCAAAAGGAAATAGAAAATTCCCGCTTGTGTTACGATCTGATGGTGACAAGATTTTGAAAGGTGAGAAAGTGCAGCAGATTACACAAACAAAAGAAAGAAGGCGGTCTGCAGTATTAAGTTAGTAAGGGGGATATTATGGCACGTCCAAGAAAACGAATTAATCAAGGATTGCCACAAGGCTTAGTATGCCGGAATCGCAAAAGAGCAGATGGCTCAATCGTGGTTTATTACTACTACACGATGGCCGATAAAAAAGAAGTTTCGTTAGGAAAAGATAAGCACATTGCTATTCTGGAAGCTGCGAAGCTAAATATGCAGTATCTCACGAAGAAAGATAATATTCTGTTTATTGAAGTGCTTGAGCGATACGAAAAAGAAGTTGTGCCGCTTAAAAAAGCGAAGAATACTCGAAACTCAAACATTCAGGCAATAAAGAAATTGCGCCAATACTTCCAAAATCCACCATTTACACTTGATGAAATAGAGCCTATACACATTCGTGAATATTTAGATTGGAGAAAAGACGTTAAACCAACCGCAAATATCGAAGTTGGGTTATTTGGCCACATTTGGAGCATGGCGAGAGAATGGGGTTACACTGAAAAGATTAGCCCGTCGACAGGGGTTAAAAAATTCAAAGTAAATTACCGTGATGTGTACATTGAAGATTATATCTTGGATAAAATCTACGACTGCGCCACCGGGGATATGAAGGATATTATGGATGTGATGTATTTAACCGGACAACGTCCAATAGACGTGGTAAAAATCCATAGTTCACACATCTACAACGATTTACTGCATATTACACAGCAAAAAACAGGTAAACGTGTTGCGATTAAAGTTATAGGTAAACTAAAAGAGATTATCGACAAGCGGATCACTGAAGAAAATCAGTTTCTGTTTACGAATAAATGGGGGCGAAAACTCGAGCGGAGATCACTTACAGATTATTTCAAAGACACCCGTAATGCGGCATCAAGAAAATATAAAGAGCTAGCCGAAGAGATCAACCAAGTGCAATTGAGAGATCTTCGAGCTAAAGCAGCAACAGACCTTTCATTAATGATTGATGATGAACGAGCAAGAAAACAACTTGGGCATACTTCTGCACGCACCACTCAACATTACATCAGAAAAGAAAAACCACTCAATCCTACCAAATAAAAAAAGGCTCTTCATTTAAAGAGCCTTTTTTTTGTCACAAATCACGTTCCGAAACGTTTTTGAACCTCATTGATTTTATTAATCTTTAAAACCTAAAAATAAGAAAAGGTTTCGGAATTAAAATTGACTTTAGATAGCATAAATACTGGA